CGCCGGCAGCCGTACCGGTACGCATAAAGACGCGTCCCTGATCACCGTCAACACCGCGGATAACTTGCAGAATCACAGATCCGCTTCTGCGCACAGAGACCTGAAGGTTCTGATACGTGTCAGAGACACCACTGGGGCGATCCTTTGCCGTCGGGACAATAAACTCTCCTTCGTCTGTGAGACTGTTCAGGCCGATTGCTTCGCTGCCGCCACCTTCGGTAGCAGCTCCCGCCTTGAGCACGGTCCCGTTGAGCTTTGCAGAAAGCTGTGCTCTCGACACGGCATCAATATTCGTGCGGGCCTGCGTCTTCTGTTCGCTCGTGAGCTGCTGTGCCTCATAACTCACATGTTTGCCGGCAACTGTTTGCAAGGCCGTGAGAGCGTCCTTGTTGTTCTTGATGGCATCCGCAACTTCCTTGAGCGTATCCATCTCAGCGCCGACACCGTTAAGCAGATCATTCTTAACCTGCTGTTTGGCCTGCGTCACCAAATCTTCTGTCTTCTGAGAGCTGTAGACCTTGTTGGCAGCCTTGGCCGTATCATCGATGTTGGGTTTGCCGTCCAACGTAGTCTGCATAGCATCAGTCTTTTTCTGCAACGCCGCAATGGCCGCAGCGTTGGTCTCGGTCTCCTTCTGGACGTCGGTGACATCCTTCAGCAACGCACCCGGCAGACCGCCCGGAGTCTTGCCGTCCTGAATGTGCAGACGGTGTGTATCCGTATTGATGACAATGACCTTGTCCTTACCGGTAAAGCCGGCAAGCTGCTCAGTGGTACCGCCCAATTGTTGAATCTGAATCGGTTCAGCCATTTAAATATTCCCCAAATCAATTGAAGTAGAAAGCTCGGTCCGGCCTACATAGTCAAGCTCTGAAAGCTTCCCGAGATGCGGGAGGTTGCTTAACTCCCGGTAGTCCAAAACGCCCAGACGCGCAAGCGACTTCGTAATCGAATATGTCCCCGCCGCCTGATCAATCCGGACGATCTGATAAAGATTGCGCGATGCGTCAATCACAGAATCGCCTTCGCGCACGTTTTTCTTTGGCTCAAGTTCGTCCAGGGGATTCCCTGCACTTGAAGCCTCCAGCACCCGCCCGCACCAGCGGACGGAGAAGCCCTGGATCTCAATCGACTGCAAGAGCGACACCGCGCCGATGTTCTTCCGGGCCTGTTCCTTTTGTTCCTCAGTCAGGTTTTGCTCCGTAAAAAGCACCCCGTGCTTTGCTCCGGCCGGCCCCTGAATGCCGGGAACCTCAACAACCACAACATCCGGTGAATGCTGCGGCCTGACCTGACCGGGAAAGCACTTGCGCAGAACAAAGTCCGCCGGCGCGATCCCGGTTTTTCTGTTTCCGTCAAACACGTCTCACCCCCGAATGAACACAAATCCAACCGTCAATCACCCGTGTCAGGCGACCGTCCGGTGATTCAATGAGTAAGTCCCAATAAAAACGGCCGGGTGTGTACTCGGCCGTAATTCCCCGCGGGAAGGTCATTCGTATGCGCCCTCCGTCTTCAATGACAAGACGCTCATCGGAGGTCTTCAGAGAGTCAAGCCACGTATCATCCTCTGCGCTGCGGATCTGCATATCGGCCTCAAACCCTGTCAGATCCATCGGTCCGCGACCGTCCCTGAGGGCTAAAACGTAATCAGCATCCGTCCCGCGCCAAATCTCGAAGTTAAATCTTGCCGTCACGATTAAGCCCTCACTACGTCAGACCATAGGACGGCTTACCGTCAGCACGAACACTTCTCTCGCCGTTTCCATGTCGAAGCGCTGCCACACCCGCCGGCGTCACAGCTCTTGTTGCATCACTTCCGGCTAGCGTTTCCTCGGTCGAGGCGATCTCAATGAGCCCGGCCCGTGTCTGTGTGGACGTCAGCGACTTGAGCCCTGCCGGCGTCACGATGCGCGAATCGTCCTCACCAGCTACAACCTCCTCCGGTGTCGCAAGCTCTGCCATGCCCGTTCGGTCTTTTGTGGCCGTCCGCTTGGTAAGGCCATAAGGCGTCACCGCCCGTTCTTTATCCGCACCGGCAGCAACCTCAGCATCTGTTGCAATCTCAATGAGACCGCGTCTTGCATCAGTCGAAGTCAGCGTTTTGAGCCCCGCCGGAGTTACCACGCGTGAGCCGTCACGGCCCTCAACGGTCTCTGCGTCCGTTGCAAGCTCGACAATGCCGCGCTTGGTGGTGGTTGCACCGTTAAGCTGGAAGTTCGTATCCCCAATCGTGACAGAATCCGGATTGATGTTCGTGAGCTCCAGATCAATCGCCATAAAGGCCTCAGCAATCGAAGCCTTCTGGATGATCGGCACGGCCCGGGAGCAGACGGCAAAGAGCGTTCCGGAATCCGTGTAGATACCGACCTCATAAACCGTGTAAGCATCCGCACTGTCATCACGAACCGACACATGCAGGCGGTTATCGCCGATAGCGCCGCCGGCAATCGCTGTGAGGCGCTTAAATTCAGCCTCAAGGGCCGTCGTTCCGACAGATGCCTCATACTGGCCTGTTCCGAAAGCGACCTGTGTGAGCACCACCGGAGTTGTACCGTTTTGCTCCGCGTTAATGATCTCAGCAAGACCTGCCTGGGTAATCAACATACTTGCCGCAGCCATCATTCACCTCCCTTCCCAGCAGCCCAATCATTAATCAGACGCGCAAACAAAGCCGCGGCAGTGGCCGGCGTCAGCACATGTGTTTCGTCAATACCTCTCACAGCCTCTTCTTCTGTCGCAAGCTCAACAAGCCCCAGACGGCCGTTCGTTGCCGTCACCTGCCGGAGCACCGAAGGCGTAATGAACTTGTCGGCAGAAACGCCCCTGAGCGCTTCAGCCAGGCTTGCAGCTCTCGCATCAACTGCCGCCTTAAGCGCTACTGACGTAACAGCCTTCTGATCGTCTGTGCCCTCAACGGCCTCGACCGTCGTAATGAGAGCAATGAGGCCGCGCCTTTCAGTGGTTGCAGTAACCGCTGTCATCGCCGCAGGCGTCAGAGCCTTCTGAGAGTCCGTTCCTGCCTTTGCCTCATCGTCCGTTGCAAGCTGGACAACACCGGCGTTAGCCGTAGTGGCAGCCGCGTTGCCGAAACTCACGTCCCCGAATTGGATCGACTTCACGTCCACATCGGCAAACGTCACGTCAAGGGCCAGCAACAGTTCAGTTGCCTTCGTTTTCTGAACCACGGGCTCTGTCTGCGAACAAACCGCAAAAAGCGTTCCGTCGGCAAGAAAAATGCCGACCTCATAAACCGTATAGGCCTGAGCATCGGCATCCTGCATCGCTACATGGATGGCACCGTCTCCTGTGCCGCCGCCCTCGATGATCGGCAACCGCTTGATTTCCTCCGTGAGCGCCGTCTGCGACTCGGAGGGGGTGTATTTCCCCGCGCCCACGCCAATGTGGCTGATCGTCACGGCATTCGTCCCGGTCTGCCCGGCATTAACAATGGCCTGTCGTCCGACCTTGGTCACGACCATTTTCACTTTCGACTCTCCTCTGCCGCCAGCACCAGCCGCCGCTTAATAAGCGGTCGCACTGCAGCAACAATTCCAACCGTTCCGGAAGACCTGACTTCCGATGCGTCCGTGGGATAAATCTGCGCAAGGACAAGCGGTCTCAGGTACGCCGCCGCGTTGATTCCGCCCTTGGCGTTCTGCTGAATCGTCAGGGTGTAATGACTTCGCAGGGGTTTTGCGTCATCAACCAGAGACACAATGTCTTCCTGCATCTCAACGTCAATAGTTCCCTCGACGTCAGCCTGAGTTGCCACGATCTCAAACGTATGTGGCTCTCCCTTCGGCGTTTTCTGCCACCACTCCCGGATAACAGCCGCAGAAGAAACAGACGCAAGCGCCTGTTTGACCGCCTCTACCGTTCCCTTTCGCCGTTTGTCGGCAATGGCCGTTTTCAGCACACTGCGCTTAACGGCCAAAGGCCATGTGTCGCGCCACACCGAAACGTCATACTGTGTTGCAAGATGATCCAGGGCCGTGCTCGACTGACGGTCAATCGAAACGTAGATCGACGGAATATCCACAAACCCCGAAGCAATCTGAAGTTGCGGATCAATGGCCTTGGCCGCAGCAGCAACACCCTCATCCTTTGCAATCGAATCCGGCAGCAGGTCATCCAGAACCACTTTTTCCAGTTCAATTGCCATCGCTATTCCGCCTTTGTGCCTTCATAAACAACCGTTACCTTGGTGCACTGCGCTACCTTGCTGCCGGTGAGTTGCACAAACGAAGACGGCTGCATGCTCGAATCATCCACGCGGGCAGCACCGGC